GTTAGCTTTATGCTAACTTCTTCTTGCCAGAACCAACACTGGTCCTATTTTTGGATAGAAATTTTGAGATTTGGGACTCGAAAAATCCGTTGATTTGAGAGATGCTGACGAGCTTGCCAAAGAAATACAAACCACCATTTGATGTTTTGTATAACTAAATACGCTAAAATTACCCTCACTTTTATGATGACTTAACGCGATCAACACTACCCGTATTTATATAGGCTCTGTTGTTACACAATTTGACTTGAGATGAAAATGATTTAAATTAGAATATTACACACAACTTTATTAGTATTAGGACAGTTTAGATCGGAAATGTCAAAATTTGATTTGTGCGTTTATTCCCTTGGAAAAGGAAGAGATGCGTTCTCATGAACAAAGAAAAATTCCAAAACTCGTTTCTGAACGGGGTTGTATTGAACTACGAATTCTTTATTTTTGGTGGTTTCCTTAGTGTTCAGTGTGTACGCCACACATAACGATATGAACCCAAATCGTTATGTTCCCCAAGAAAATAATTTGTTTGTAGGGATGTATAATGAATAAATATAAACACAAGGCAGGAACATTAGAATGACGCTATGTTAGTAATTTTATTTGCCAGAGTTGAAAATTGCGGATAAAAAGGGGGATTAAAGTGTGGCAACACACTCCTCCTCTCCAAAAGAGCGCTTAATAGATTCTGGATCTGATATTGTGAAAACTAGTTTAATTTTAATATTGCTTGCGACAGACTTCGGTCTAAAATCAGTCTTAGCTTGTCTAAAATTTCGCATGCGTGCACCCCACGGATAGCGGATTCATACCTGGATGTGAATTAAGTAAATCTAAAGGTATGGCTGATCTCTGGTTGCTAGTGAAGGGCTGAGCAAAGTGTCCTAAAACCCCCCTATTTTCTTATGCAGACACCAATATTGAATTCCTATAAAGCTATATACGAATTTTATAAAACTACAAGAAACAATACAGAATACAAGATGTCTTTAACTTTTGATGAACAATTGAATATTTTGTCGCACGGTTGTAAGACAATCGTCCATGAATGCAATCTAACACAGGTAATTCATTACCATTTTGTTGGAGCACCCTTTATAGGGTTGATGTCACACGAATTGCGAAAGCAGCGTGACGAACAGAAAGTGATTGCTAACCTTAATAAGCACCCAAAGGCAAATAAAGTGCCACTTAAGTTTTCGTACAATGATGATGAAGGTTGGACTATGGTTTATGAATTGGCAGAATTATCAATCGCTGAAACTTTCGTAGTTGAAGAAATAATAAAGAAGCAACGCATTTTCTTGACAACACGCGTGCAATCTGATGATATCTTCAACCCTCACCCTTGTATTGCTAATTTGGGAAAAGAATTAGCTTTTGGGGAAGAGAGTTGTAGAGTGGGCCGGGAATTGGCAAAGCATAGGAACAAATTGATTCATGCATTAACCGGCAATATTAAGCAAGTTGGTGACACTTATGTCCATGATGGAAACATCTTGACATGGTCAGAAGAGAGCATTAATCGATTAATTTTACAACAATACAACGCTAGTTTTGGTGAATCGAAGGATACATGTGACTATGTAAGCCTTGTAAATGAGCTTGATATGTTCGAAAATAAAAAGATTACTACAAATTTTGAGATGACAACAACAACGACAGGACTTGTGTCTATGTGTGTTAGAGATAAGAAAATTTATGCATCAGGAAAAGGTTCAAATAAAAAGAAAGTGAAAGTTAGTGCGAGTGCAAATTTGTTGCGTAAGCTTCTAGCTACATATTATTTTGATTTGACTTTGCCCTTGAGCATGAAAATGAAAAATATATTTTCACAAGTTCCACGGATGCAAAGTGATTTTAAAGAAAATACAAAAAGAGATAACAAAACTCATAAGCATGACAATTCAAAACGTTCTATATTGTTAAAAAACAAAGGTCTTGTAGAAGCTGCTCGTCATCGCGAAAATTTTGAAAAGCACAATAAATTGCAGAAAATATATGCGATTCAACGAAAACAAGAACAGGTTAAAACTGATGCGCTTGTAGCACAATTGCAAATGTTTTATTCAAATCGTGATATTGCACAATTACAATGGAAAATTCCAGTTGATGTGCGTTTTGGAGACTTTCAAGAGTTTTTGGATGCTATCGAAGGTTTCTTTTCAGAAGACGTGAAGAAATTAATTGATTGGGCATCAGTCATGAATTGCTTTTATCTGATTTATTCGAACCCAGATCTAATGGTTAAATGGAATGCATGTGATAATTTGCGAAGAATACTAGGCATTAAAACAATGTCTTTAGCACTTTTCGCAAGTATGATTTTGCATGTTTGTAAACAACTAGGTTTTGTTTCTGGGGGTGATCACCCAAAATTACAATCTTTTGACACCAGTTCAACATTATCTATTTTGATTACTTTGGTCCTTTCTATTTTATACAGAAATAATCCCAAAGCTTCAACAGTTGAAGTCCTTGTAAATTCTTGTAAAGATTTACCTTTAGCATCACGAGGCGTAGGATTACTTGAAGAAGTGGTCAAACGCATTTGTGCATATGTAAAAGGAGTAGAAAGTTTAGATGATCTTATACCAAATACGTTAAAGAAAATTGAAGAACAAGTTATGCAGTTGAGCACAAAAGATGGAATTTCTCGTTTGACAACAGATGAAAAAGCCTTTACAGAAATTTGTAAACTGCGTTTGGATGTAATAAATCTTTCATCAACGATTGACTCTCGATCTATCTATTACCAAAAATTTTTGGTTTTAAAGAGTCATGTAAACAATATGTATACCATTGCACAAAGATCTCCAGTGGCAGGTTGCGGTAGACGTAAGAAACCCGTTGTTTTCCACATTTGGGGAGATGCAGGTATCGGAAAGTCACGCATAATCAAATTGGTCTCTGCTGATACAATTTCGACAATTCTGGATTTGGAAGGTTACACTGAAGAAGACATGAATGAAGCACTTGAATCGTATGATCAGTTTGTTTATTATCGACCAGTAGGAGTACAGTATGAACAGAATTTTGTCTCTTCACGAGCAAAAATCTATGTTTGCGATGATGCAAATCAGGTGGATGCAAAACATTTACAACATGGAACTCCATTTCCACAGGCAATAATCCATTTGAATAATGAACACGATCATATGTTACCAGTGGCTGAGATTGAGATGAAATCACAAGCATTGTTTAAATCAGCATTAATTATTGCAACAGACAATAAACAAACACCGGATTTATCATATTTGCAATGTCCAGAAGCTTATCATCGTCGAATTGATTTTTCCTTTAAGATGGTTTTGAAAGAAGAATTTTCAAAATTAAGTAAAGGCACAAGAATGATTGATGTTTCCAAATTGGATTTAACACAACCAAATGAGTACATTTATGAATTCCATAGCGGAGACAGAATTTATTCATATGAGGAAGTTGTCGCTATGTTAAGAAACGAATTGAAGGATGTGCATAAACGATTCAAAGACGAGACTGTGGTTTTTAAACGACGCGCTCAGATTTCACGCGCAAATATGCAAGAGGTGGAAACAGCTCCTGAATATGTCGCTGATGTTATTCAGAATGCTGAACGCCCTAAGCGTGAACAAATTTCAAAGATGTTCAGAAATGCACGATCTGTTTTTGAAACATCAAAACCTTGCACTTCAACACAAAGTAATTTAGATTTTGGAATGACTGCACGCATGGAGAGTGATTTCACTCTTCCGAGTTTTTCGTTTTTAGAAGCAGAAAAACCACCGCGTGAAAGCATATTGAAATCTTTCTTTGTGATATATTTCTTTGCTTATTTACCACTTTCTTGGTCAACACGTTTGAATGATTTCTTCTTTGGACGCGCCAAAGAAGAAAAATTGAAAAGGAAAATTGTTCTTGCAACAATAACCTTTTTAATAACTTCTTTTGCAGCTTACAAAGTATACAAGCGGTTCTTCCCACCAGGGAAAAGAGAAAAGAAGAAGAGTTGTAATACATCAAAAGTCGAAGCCCTTGAAAAGAAGAAAATTGAGCTGCAGGAAAAGATTGAAGAACTTAAAAATTGTGAGGAAGATATTGAAACCCAAAAATATAATGATGGTCAACCAAAATCAGTTAAACAAAAAGAAAAGACACCTTCAAAAGCACCAGTTGTTGTAGTTCCTATTTATAAAGCACAAGGAATGTTTGACACAAATACAACAAAAATTTTTGTGAAAGACTACGTGAATTCAAGTAATACGGAACTGTCATGTCCAGCAGCATATCGTACTGAAAAGATGGTTTTGCAAAACATGTACATTATGATTCTGGAATTTAAGCGACAAGGTCAATTACAATATGGGGTTTTGCGTGGCACTTTCTTGAATGATAGATGCTTGATAACAAACAGACATTTCTTCTCCGTTACTGAAGAAGAATACAAAACAGCAAGTGTTTCTTTGTTTAATCCCTTCAGAGAATATATGAGAATACCAACATCGCAGCTTGATGTGATGTCATTTGCTCATGAAGACGAACCAAATAGTTTGTATTATGATCTTATTGCTATTAAATTTCCAGATGCGGTTAAACAACACATCGACTTGACACACTCGGTAAATTCGGAAAGCAATTTCATCAAGATGGAAGATATGGATAAAATTTTACATCAAAATGCCACAATGGTTTCATTATGTGAAGCAGTAGAATTCGAAAAGATTAAGGGAATAGATACGATAGTTTCAAACCCTCAATGGATTCTAATGGCAGAAAAACAAAGAATTTCCATTAAGTCGATAAACAAAGCACCTTTGTTAGCAACAGATCCAAATGGTGAGATGCTTTACACATGGAAAACGGTATCATATGACGCACAAACAATACCTGGATCTTGTGGTAGCATTTTAGTTTCAAATTCCTCCAATGAAACAGGTAAAGTGATTGGTATTCATATGGCTGGTTATTGTATGACCGACGATGCTTTTGGTCAGATTATAACTGCTGAAATGATCCATGCACTTAAACCTTATTGCCAAATGCAATATAAACCAGGGAAAATAGTGACTATTTTACCAAATGAATTTCCCATTGTAGCGACAATTCCACGCCCATTATATATGCCGTGCGAAACAAAATTGCGGAAGTCGATTTGTCATGGTGAAGTTTTTGAAACAACAAAAGCACCAGCAAAGTTGAAATATGGAAAAGGTGAAGAACATGGTGCTGTGACTGCAATAAAGAAATACATAAATCCCAGCTATTTTCTTATAGATGAAGACCGTGCAGTTTGCAGAGCATACCTTTATCATTGTTTTAAACCTAAAAGACGTATCTTGAAAATGTCACGAGAGGTTGCAATAAGAGGAGTTGAAGGAGATAAGTATAAACAAGCGATGAACAGAAAATCAAGCAGCGGAATTCCATTAGCACAAGAAACTACGCAGACAGGAAAACACGAATATCTTGGAGAAGGAGAAGAATTTATCTACGATCATCCTAGATTGATTCAGCTCATTGATGAGATTATAGATTGTATAATGAATGATCGGAGACCAGATATTTACTTTGCTGTAACAATGAAAGATGAATTGAAAAAGCTAGAAAAGCTTTTGGCGCGTATTTTCGCTGCTGGACCTCTTCAATATTCAGTACTTTTTAGAGAATATTATCTTGATTACTTTGCAGCCACAATGG